CACGTTGTGCATCTTCGCCAGTTTGAACAGTTTGAGTATATGTATTTGTTCCACCTGTAACAGATGAAATATCATTCGGAAACTCTATTCTATATGCATCAGGTTGTGCAACTAAACCTTGTTGCGATTTTTGAAATTCTTGTCTGTTTATTTCAGTGATAAAATCTTGTAAAACTTCTGATACTGTTGCACCAGAAAAAGTAGTATTTGTTCTAGTTGTGTTAAATGTATCAGCAAATGCAACATGGTTGTATGGTATTGCGTTAAGCTGATATACACTTCCAGACGCTTCTACACTAAACTGCATGTCTACTAGTTTTATGCACAGTAATGCACCAGGCACAACACTGCTTGCACCTGAATCATCAAACCCAACAAATTCACATGCTAACAAAAATGGTGTATTGAGATAGTTAGTGTGACCAACTTCTGCTGCACCTATTGCAAGTGCTTGGAAAAATAATCCAACACTGTACGGTTCTGTTACAGTAAACGATAACTGAGTTGCGTTAGCATATCCTGTACCTGGATTGAAACTGTGCAAATATTCGATATTTACATCATCTATGAAATATTCAACATTAATGCCTAATGCTCTTTCAACTGCTGTTTGTACAACAGCATTGTTTCCTAGCCCGCCAGTTTCAATAAGAGTTACACCGCTATTGTAGGTGATATTACCCGTATTAAACTCGGTTTGAGATAAACAAGCAAATCTCCAACGATAGTTATAAGATACAAACTTGTGCAGTTCATTTCTAAGCGTAGCCATTTAACCTCCAAGTATTCTACTGAGATAACTTTGTTTAGGTAGCTTTATTTCAACACCAGCTCTAAAGTCAAATATAGGATCTTTTAATATTTCCATATTACGATTTGTAAATACCCACCAAAGTTTTGCATCTTTGTATAAATCATATGCTAATAAATCAGGTCTAAAGTTATATTGCGGTTGTATAGTATAGTTTATGTCATCGTCTTCGCCAATAATAGGAACGTGAACATAATAACCTAGATTGTTTTTTTCTAGTTTAGTAAACTGATAAGGACTTTTCTGTGAATATTGTGCCATTAAATAAATCCTCCTTTATTAGGATCAGTAATATAGGCACCACTTGCAAAGTCTGTAAGATTAAACTGTCTAGTGATATCTCTACTGTATACTGGTTGTACTGTAATGTTTAGTGTGCTTAATGTAGGAACATATGTGTATGTTCCTGCTGCACTTGCATCGCCTATGTCGCTTTGTGCAATAGGTACTTTGATATAGTCTACATCTCTTGGTAAGTCAACACTAAACATTTTAACTATTACAGGAGTACGCTGAAAAATAAAATCTCCGTAACCGCTTAATGCTACTCTAGGTGGTGGGGCACCTTTTGCATCTCCGTTTCCGTAAAACATTTTTGTAATCGTTCTTAAAAAATGCACACTTGAAATCCAATATCTACCATCTGCTTCGTTTTCAACCGGAAACTCTCCTGTAATGGTAATATCCTCAACTTGACTGTTTTGATAAACAGGATATGGATAGTTAGTATGTATTGGAGAAAGCATACTATAGTTTGCACTATGTGTAACCAAAATCTGTGGAGTTGTTGGAAATACCATACTGTTGTTGCTATTCCTTAAAGGAGTAAAAATATCTGCTCCAAACATGTTTTGTGGACTTGCCGGAATGTGTATTCTAACTCTCCAATCTTCGCCACTACCATTGTCTGCTAAAAAACTAGCATTTTGTATAATAGGAGTTAATGGTTCTGCTCCTGGAGGTATTGTTCCTCGACGAATAGTTGAAATTAATCCAAACGGATCGTCAATAAAATCGTCAAAAGTGTTTTTAATATTTTTTACTGTGTTAATACCCGATTGAACTGTATTAACAACACCTCCAACAGTGTTAGTAATATCTTCAATAGTATCTAAAAAGTTCCAAAAAGCCATGCTGAGTCTCCTATAGTATTTAGTTGACTTTTTTAAGTACGTAGTTTATTATAAATACAATCTTAGGAGCACATATGGCTAGAAAAGTAAATTATTTAAACAATAAAGACATGCTTGCTGAAATACACAAGTCAAAAAACACATTCTGTAGTTTTGTCGATCCCGAATATGCAAGTTATGATATTATATTACCATCAGTTGATAAAATCAATATTAGAACAATCAGTGAAGCAAAGAAAAATCGTGCTAAACTACTTACAAATCAAAAATACGAATATGAAAAATCAATAGGTAACAAGGTTAAACTTGCAGAATGCGAGTATGATTACAAAAAAATACAAAAAGAAGATTTAGTTTTCCGTATTATGACGTTTGATCACATTCCAGACGAACCTGGTAGAAAAAAGAACCCAAAAACTGTTGCAGATAAAAAAACAAAACTAAACTTTCCACCATTTCAGCATTGGAAGTTTGACGAAAACGACAATTTAATATGTGTAGGAAAGAGTCATTGGGTCGGTGGCATGGAAAACGGCTATTTTGAAAAAGCAAATGGTCGTGCTACAAACAAACTTGCAATGATGTGGTTAAAACTAGTTGATAGATATGCCACAAGAGGCAATGTGCGTGGATATACTTACAACGACGAAATGAAAGGACAAGCTATTTTGCAACTTTCGCAGATTGGATTACAGTTTGACGAATCAAAGTCGCAAAATCCTTTTGCATATTACACAGCAGCAGTCACAAACAGTTTTGTTCGAGTTATAAACCTCGAAAAACGCAATCAAAACATACGAGATGACATTCTTGAAATAAATAACCTCAATCCAAGTCATACAAGACAACACGCAGGCGAGTGGGAAGCTGCTCTCCGCAGAGAATCAGAGAAAAAATAACCGGTTGACTTAGATTTATTAGTGTTTTACAATAGTATTAAACACGGAGTATAAGTTTGTTTAAAAAAGCAGCAGTATTTACTGACATTCACTTTGGTATGAAAGGCAATAGTCGTGTTCATAACAAAGATTGTGAAGATTTTGTCGATTGGTACATCGAAACAGCAAAAGAACATGGTTGCGAGACTGGTATTTTTTGTGGAGATTGGAATCACAATAGAAATAGTCTTAACTTAACCACTATGGATGCTGGTATTCGCAGTTTAGAAAAACTAGGTGCAGCATTTGATCAGTTTTATATGTTTGCTGGTAACCACGATTTGTATTTCAAAGATAAACGTGATATTAAAAGCACAGAGTGGGCAAAACACATTCCTGGCATTACAGTCGTTGATGATATTATGCAAATCGAAGATGTTGCCCTGATTCCGTGGATGGTAAGTGACGAATGGAAAAAAGTTGCAGCACTAGATTGCAAATATATGTTTGGACACTTTGAACTTCCTAACTTTTTAATGAACGCTATGGTAAGAATGCCAGATCACGGCGAACTTAAAGCAGAAAACTTAACAAAACCCGAATATGTGTTTACAGGACACTTCCACAAACGTCAAAGTCAGAAGAATGTACACTATATTGGTAACGCATTTCCGCATAACTATGCAGATGCTTGGGATGATGACCGTGGTATGATGGTGTTGGATAGAGAAAATGCAGCAGAACCATTATATATTAACTGGTTAGATTGTCCTAAATACCGTACAGTAAAGTTATCACAGTTGATTGACGAAAAAGACTCACTGATTAAGCCTAACATGTACTTGAGAGTTACATTAGACTTGCCGATTAGCTTTGAAGAAGCTACCTTTATCAAAGAAACTTTTATTAAAGACTATCAGTGCAGAGAAATTACTCTTATTCCACAAAAAAGCATCGAAGACATTAGTTCAGAGCTAGATATCGAGCACTTTGAAAGTGTTGACCAGATTGTTAGTAACGAAATACTAGCAATAGATAGTGAAAACTTTAATAAATCGTTACTTTTAGAAATATACAATGAGCTAGAATGATAAAACTTAAAGACCTTACAGTAAAAAACTTTATGAGTGTGGGAAATGTAACCCAAGCCGTAGACTTTGACGAAGAACAACTTACACTTGTATTAGGTGAAAACCTAGATCAAGGCGGAGATGACACAGGATCAAGAAACGGCACTGGTAAAACCACTATTATCAATGCTCTTTCCTATGCTTTGTACGGTACAGCACTTACAAACATCAAAAGAAACAACTTGATTAACAAAACAAACAGCAAAGGCATGCTAGTTACGCTTAACTTTGAGAAAGGCGCTAACAAATATCGAATCGAACGTGGTAGATCGCCTAATGTACTCAAGTTTTATGTAAACGAACAGGAACAAGTTGACGATTTACAAGATGCAAGTCAAGGTGATAGTAGAAAAACACAAGAAAGTATCAGTGATTTATTGAATATGAGTCACGATATGTTCAAACATATTGTTGCATTAAACACATATACCGAACCGTTCTTAAGTATGCGTACAAACGATCAGAGAGCTATTATTGAACAGTTATTAGGTATAACTATCCTCAGTGATAAAGCAAATACGTTAAAAGATCGCATAAAAGAAACAAAAGATGCTATTACAGAAGAAACTTTACGTATTGATGCTATTAACTCTGCCAACGAAAAGATACAAACCAGTATCGATTCGCTGTTTAATAGACAAAAAGCATGGAAAAGCAAGCAAAAAAGTGATATTCAGCGTTTAGACAATGCTATTAACGAGTTAGAACAACTAGATATTGAAAAAGAGCTAGATAGTCACGAAAAACTTAGCGATTGGACCGAATTAAACAATCGTTTAACCAGTTTAAACAAAGAAAAGTCTACATTAGAGAGTGCTTTGATGCGAGCAACCAAGAGTGTTGACAAAGCACAGAAGGATATCACTGATTTAGACGATGCAACCTGCTATACTTGCGGTCAAGCACTGCATGAAGACAAAAAAGCAGAGATTCTTGCAACAAAAACTAAAGATCTACAAGATTCAATAGCATATCAGACAGAAGTTGCTGATAAACTAGAGTCAACCATGAGATTTCTTGATGATATTGGTAATATAAACGGCAAACCCACTACATTTTACGAAACTGCACGTGAAGCATATGAACATAGAAACAACGTAGATAACTTAAAGCAAACTAAGCTAAGTAAACAGCAAGAAGAAGATCCTTATCAGGCACAAATTGAAGATTTACAAACAACAGCATTGCAAGAAGTTGATTGGACATCGGTGAATGAGTTAAACAACCTCAAAGACCACCAAGAGTTCTTGTTAAAACTGCTTACAAACAAAGATTCTTTCATTAGAAAGAAGATTATCGACCAAAACTTGGCATATTTAAACGCAAGGCTCACATATTACCTAGATAAAATAGGCTTACCGCATCAAGTGGTGTTTCAAAACGACCTAGCAGTAGAGATTACACAACTAGGACAGGACTTAGACTTCGATAACTTGTCACGTGGAGAACGTAACAGGCTAATACTTGGTCTTTCCTTTGCATTTCGAGATGTTTGGGAAAGTTTATACCAAAGTATTAACTTAATGTTTATTGACGAGTTGATTGACAGTGGTATGGATACTGCTGGAGTAGAAAATAGTATAGGCATTCTTAAAAAGATGACAAGAGAACGAAATAAAAATGTTTTTCTTATCTCACACAAAGACGAACTAGTTGGTAGAGTTAACAATGTACTAAAAGTTGTTAAAGAAAATGGCTTTACCAGCTATGCAACCGATATTGACATTGTAGAATGAGCGAAGAAGACACACATGACAAGATAATCAAGGCAGTATTGGACTATTTCGCATTGAATGAAATATTCCAACAGCGTCCTGCAGAGTTAAAACGTAGAAAGGTGCGCAAAAAGCTAGGCGAACTACGTGATCTCTGCAAAGTAAGACGTGATGAGATAATGGAAGAACACATTAGACATGTACAAGACGGCAGAAAAAACAATAATCCAAAAAAGGCAAGAGAAGCACAAGGCAAAAAATAACTAATATATGAGTTGGACATATAAAGGCAAAAAAGTTGAAACAATTCCAGATGAATACGAAGGCTTTGTATATCTGATTACAAATAAAAAAACAAAACAAAAATACGTAGGCAAAAAACTAGCAAAGTTTAAAACAACCAAGCCACCACTAAAAGGCAAAAAGAACAAACGCCGCGGTTACAAAGAAAGCGATTGGCGTGAATACTGGGGAAGTTCAGATAGACTGAACGAAGATGTAAAAACACTAGGCGAAAAAAACTTTACTCGTGAAATACTTTACTTCTGTAAAAGCAGAGCAGAAATGAGTTATATCGAAGCACGAGAACAGTTTGACAGGCGTGTATTAGAAACAGACGAATACTACAACGGCATCATCAATGTAAGAGTTGGTGGTTCGCAAAAACTACGCCAGGCACTACTAGAACACAAATAGGCTATATATTGAGCTCTGATTAAACTCCAAGATCCAGCCGAGGTTATGCTCGTTGCCGGTGGTGTGGAATGCTCACGTGAAGAAGTATACGATAGGCTTTAAAGGATAGTGGCTCTGAGAAAAAGCAACCACATGGTAAGTGTTTTCGCTTGTTAGGGAATAACTGCCTTCCGTTGATATGACGAAGCTAGAGTAGGGGGATACAGGTCAACCGCCTCCGACAACGCAAGTTGAATCTCTTTTAACAAGATGGCTGAAGCGACTCGAATAATGTTTCAAAGCTACCTTCGCCCGGCAACGGGCGAATTATGACTTCACAATCTGAATAATATTAAAAGCATATGCTTACGCATATGC